CCAGCGTCGAGGACAGAATACTATAAGCATCCATCGCAAGAAAGAAACCAATACCTTGTATACGGTTAATGCATTGAATGAAGTTATACGACGAGTAAACAACGGTGTATTAGACAAAACATATCAACTAGATTGGCAGCGTTATCAGAATTCATTTATATTAACGGATGATGCCGGATACCGTGTTATTAACTTGATATTCTTTAGGAAAATTGCTTGGGGATGATATTTATATATAGAAAGAATGAATATGAAAAAATTAGAAAACATACTAGCAGAAAATATGCGACGGTTTGGTACTAAAAACTTGAACGAAGACGAAGACCAAAACAACAATGGTTATCCAGATGATTCAGAAACATCTTACTATGGCGAAACTAGAGATGTGGAGAATGAATTTAAAATAAAAAACACCCCAGGCGTATATCTTGTTAAAGATTTATTCAATAAACATGACTATGACCCAATGACAGACAAAACTGAATGGCTATCATACTCAGCCGGAGCTCCTAGACAGCTAGGAGTTGGTAGAATGAAACGTTATATGCAACAAAATCCATCAGATGGAAATTTTACATATTACATAGTTACGATCTATAAAAAATCTGGTGGGAATGAATATGGTACAACTAGGTATACTTGATTTTTACGAGATAAATAAGAACACAATAACAAGTTCTAAATATACATTAAATAAAAAGAATCAAAATTAAATTTGGATTTAACCGGTAAATCAATTATAATAATTATATTAATTAACAAAAAAAAAAAAGGAAAATTATGGCGTTAGATTTAACAGCAATTAAAAACAAGCTTAACCAATTAAACAAGCAAGATGACAAGAAGAACAACTTGTGGAAACCTGAAGCAGGTAAGACACGTATCCGAATTGTACCGTACGTACATCGCAAAGACAATCCGTTTCTGGAATTGTATTTCCATTACGACATCGGTAAAAAATCAATGCTATCACCTATTTCCTTCGGAAATGCTGATCCAATCGTAGAATTCGCAGATAAACTAAAAAAGACAGGTGATAAAGATGAATGGATCATGGGTCGTAAAATCGAACCTAAGATGCGTACTTATGTTCCTGTTATTATTCGTGGTAAAGAATCTGAAGGAGTAAAGTTCTGGGGCTTTGGAAAACAAATCTACACTGAGCTTCTTTCTATTATCTCCGATCCAGATTATGGTGATATTACGGATCTAATGAATGGTCGTGATATTGACGTAGAATTCACGCCGGCGGTATCTGCGGCAGAATTTCCTAAAACATCAATTCGTGTTAAACCAGCAACAACCCCGGCTACTGAAGATAAAGCAATTGCTGAAAAAATTATGAATCAGCCTGTAATTACTGATATCTTCCCGGAACCAACTTATGAAGAACTAGAGCAAGCTTTGACAGAATGGATGAATCCAGAAAATGCAGACAGTGATGTAACATCAACTGATGAAGATGATGCACCAGCTACACCTGCAAAGGCACCAAAAGCCGCTGCTGCACCTAAAGTAGATGACGTGGCTTCTGCATTCAATGATCTATTCAATTCCTAAGGAGTAACGCATGGCAAAGAGTAAAAGCAAACTAGAACTGGAAGATGCATTAGCAAACACATTGGCTGATAGTATCAACAAACAATTTAAAGGACAAGCTCTGAAAGCAGCTTTCTTTTTAGATGGTGACGAAGATGCCCCTAGCAATGTTAAAGATTGGATTTCATCAGGTTGCGACTCTCTTGATCTTGCAATTTCGAATCGACCGAACGGAGGTTTCCCAGTAGGACGAATCACTGAAATTACCGGGTTAGAAGCTTCAGGTAAATCTTTGTTAGCATCACACGCATTAGCAGAAACACAGAAGAAAGGCGGGTTAGCAGTATACATTGACACTGAGTCAGCAACCAGCACTGAATTTTTGCAGGCAATTGGTGTAGATTTAAAAACCATGTTGTATGTTCCATTAGAAACAATTGAAGAGATATTCGAAACAATTGAAACTATAGTTGAACAGGTTCGCAAATCAAACAAAGATCGTTTAGTCACAATCGTAGTAGACTCCGTAATGGGAGCATCCACAAAAATTGAAATGGCTGCTGAATATGACAAAGATGGTTACGCAACAAGCAAATCTATCATTCTTTCCAAAGCAATGCGAAAAGTTACAAATTGGATTGCTCGTGAAAATATTTGTCTAATCTTTACCAATCAACTTAGGACAAAATTAGGAGTATCATTTGGTGATGCATGGACTACCTCTGGTGGAAAAGCAATTCCATTTCATGCTTCGGTTAGATTGCGCCTAAAGAACACAGGTATGATTAAGGCAAAGATTAATGGAGTAGAACAAGTTGTTGGTAGCAAAACTGAAGTGCAGGTTGTGAAGAATCGAATGGGTCCTCCGCATCGCAAAGTGAATTATGATATCTACTATGATTCTGGAATTGATAATTACGGAGGATGGTTGGAAATCATGAAGAAGTTTGATCTTGTTAAACAGTCTGGTGCTCATTACACATTGGAAGATGTAGATCATGAAACCGGTGAAGTGTTTGGAGAAGTTAAGTTTCAGTCAAAAAACTTTGTAGAAAAGGTTATTAATAACACACAAATAAAAGATCGATTATACAGAAGAATCTGTGATGCTTACATATTCAGATACCAGGCTGGTGTAGATGGCGGAATTGATGATGTAATAATTGATGAAACAGTTATAGACGAAGAAGGCTAACAAGTTATGAACTACCAAAGAATACATGATGCCATAATTGATAGAGCACGCAATCGAAAATTGCAAGGCTATTATGAACGGCATCATGTTATTCCTAGGTGCTTAGGCGGTAATGATGATAAATCTAATCTTGTTGAATTAACAGCTCGAGAACATTTTATCATACATAAGTTACTTTGTAAAATTTATCCAAATGAACATAAGTTAGTTTATGCATATTGGATGATGTCTAGAAATGTTTCAAATTCTAAGTATAAACGAAACTATAAAGTATCTTCGCGTGATTATGAATATGCACGACAATTATTTTCAGAGGTTTCTAGTAAATATCAATTAGGTAAAACTTTAACAGAAGATCATAAAAAAGCATTGAGTATTGCTGCTAAAACTAGAAAAACTAGAACTCCAATTACACATTCTGAAGAAACGAAACAAAAATTAAGTTCTTTATGGAAAGGAACTAAACGATCATTAGAAGACCGTAAAAAGATTTCAGATGGTCAACGAGGTAAGAAACATAAAATAATAAAATGTCCTCATTGTTTTAAAGAAGGTGGAAACCGTACAATGAAACGTTGGCATTTTGATAACTGCAGAAATAAATAAACTATGAATAAATATCAAGAATTATTTAACAAATTAAAAGAGGAACGTGCCGTCAACACCGATGTGAATGATCATATCATGGTGTTTGACGGCCTTTAGCTTAACACGTTTATCAGGGCGTTTGGTGCAACTCCATCGACAAATGAAGACGGAGATCACATAGGGGGGCTAACCGGCTTCTTGTTTTCCATCGGTAAAGCAGTTCGAGATTTCAAACCAAGCAGATGCATAATTGTGTTTGATGGTAGAGGAGGTTCCGCGCGCCGTAAAAAGATTCACGGAAACTACAAGGCAAATCGAGCCAACAAAACACGTTTACGGCGACATGATCATCAAAACTATTCTACAATAGAAGATGAACAAGAAGCAATGCGTTATCAGTTTTCTCGGTTAGTTTCATATTTGGATAATCTTCCAGTAACATTTTTAGCAATCGATGGAATCGAAGCAGATGATACGATTGCTTATATCGCACAAACATATGAATCGGTAAGCAAAAAAATAACTATTGTATCTACCGATCGAGATTTTTATCAGTTAATTAGTCCCACAATTCAAATTTGGTCTCCAATTAAAAAGAAAATGTATGATGAACAAGCTCTTATTGACGAATTCGGAGTACATCCCGTTAACTATGTTATATATCGCACGTTTACAGGAGACTTATCTGATAATATTTCCGGCGTTAATGGATTCGGTCCAAAAACTATTTTAAAAACATTTCCGGAATTAGCATCTAACACAGAATTCACACTCGAAGCACTCCATGCTAAATGTGAAAACAACAAGCTGCTAAAAGAAGGTAAATCATTTCAGCGTGTTTTAGACAGTTATGATATCATTGAAACTAACTATCAGTTAATGAACATCAAGCTACTAAACATTCCAGCACAATCAATGTCAACTATTCGAGGCATACTGCAGCAACCGATTCCCGCACTGAATAAATTGGAGTTTCAACGGTTGTTCATGGAAGATAAAATGTGGACTGCCATGAAAAATCTTCCCGATTGGTTAATGAGTACCTGGTTATCATTGAGTGCATTTGCATTGCAAACTCATAAGAAATAACTTGGAATTTGCACATAACAATCATATATTAAATTCATGACAGATAAGTTAAGTGAATATGGCTGGAGCTTTCAAGTAAAAGTTTTAGCTGCAATGTTTACGGATAGAATATTTTTGCAACAAATTGCTGACATCATCCGAGCTGATTATTTTGAATCAGATGCAAATAGTTGGTTGTTAGAAGTAGTATTATCACATTTTCAGCAATACAAGACACCCCCGACAAAAGACGTGTTGAAAGTTAAATTAACTGAATTAAGTGATGATGGTCCTGAAGCAGTATTAAAGGCTGCTATATTGGAACAGCTTAAAGATGTGTTTCGATACATGGAGTCTGATGATTTAACATTTGTAAAAGATGAAATTCTTAACTTCTGCAAAAATCAGGAAATTAAACGAGCCATCATGGATTCGGTTAATCTGCTTAAATTAGGCAATTACGATCAAATCAAAAGCAAAATTGATTCGGCAATGAAAGCTGGAGCAGATACTAATATTGGTTTAGATTATAAAATTAATATATCAGCTCGATATGCCGAAGCCTCCCGACATACAATTACTACGGGATGGGACGTTATCGATGATTTAATGGATGGTGGATTAGCTCCAGGAGAATTAGGAGTAGTTATGGCACCTGCTGGTATCGGTAAATCTTGGCTTCTTATTAATATAGGAGCTAATGCCGTAAAAGCAGGACACACAGTTGTGCATTACACATTAGAACTCAATGAAAATTATGTAGGTCAGCGTTATGATTCTGTATTA